GCAAACGTTTACACTGAATTTGAAATCAGAAGAAATACGGGAAGCTATACTGAAGAGGCTGCTATTGATTTAATCAATGGTTCGTCTTATTACACTCAAACAATTACTTTAATGTTCCATAGACGTGATCAATCGAAGTCACAAGCTATTAAAGTTTTGGGTGCTGGTCAACAGTATTTAAATGCAATTGTACAGGATGCAAATGGTAAGTATTGGTATTTTCCATTCTTACAATTAACAGCATCGGCTGAGGGTTCTGGAACTGCCAGAGCAGATGGTTCAAAATACAGTGTTTCACTATTAGCACAAAATGACTTTTTAGCCTATGAGGTTACTGAGGCAACTGTATTATCTGTTATTTAATTCGCTTACTCTTATCAAAATTAGCACTCTTCGGGGTGCTTTTTTTTTAAACAAAAAGACGAACTAATTTAATATAGTTATGATTTACATAAACAAGGATGAGGTAAACAATATCGTATTAACACTTTCAGAGGTTAGTTCGTTAACAAATCCTTTTTATTTATTCGTGTTTCAAAACGAAATGAACCCGGAAAGCGACCCGATTTTATTTACAACAACAGATATTTCAACGTATCCTGAAAGGTTTAATCAATTCTTATTAGATGAGCCGGTTGATGTTGAATTAACAAAAGGACAGTACACTTATTCTGTTTATGAATCATTAATTGCACCGATAACGATTGAAGACACTACGGGAATTATTATCGAAGAGGGTCGTATGGTTGTTTCTGGAGCAGTTGTAAACTCAATTTACGATTAATTATGGCATGGTACAATATATTTTCTAAAAGTGAAAAGCAAAGTGTTGAAGTTGTGGAGGGTTATCAGTCTTTCAGTACACCATTTGTTAAAATTGGTGGTGCAAATCTTGCATTACCTTATGTGAATGGTCGTTATCAGGTTGCTGGTTACATTCCATTCGGACAGGACAATTTATATCCAGAGGTTTTAAATCAAATGTATTACACTTCGCCTTTGCATGGTGCGATAGTTGATTATAAAGTAAATGCAGTTGTTGGGGGTGGGTTTAACATTATCATTGATAAACTTACAAATGAAGAAAAGTTAGATTTGTATGCATTTGAAAACAAATTAAAGCTAAAAAAGACTGCTTCAATAGTTACAAAACAACTTGTAATTCATAACCGCGTATATTTTAGATTGTGTTTTTCAGAACGTGGAAAAATAAAACGAATTGATAATCTATCACCGGAGAAAATAAGACGTTCGAGAGACGGTCAAACATACTTTATTTGCGAGGATTGGTCATCACGTATAGATGTAGAGGAGATAGTGCCTTACAATCCATTAAATCAAGAATTAGAGCAGTTATTTATATATGAGTTACCTTGTATTGGTCAAGACTTTTATCCTTTACCTCAGTATTCAAGTGCTTTGAACTTTGCTTTTTTAAGTGGGGAGTTGTCGTACTTAGCAAAATCAAACATTCAGAATGCGGTATTCCCGTCTTTTGCTATGATGTTCCCTAAGCGACCGCAAAGTGAAGAGGAAAAGTCAATGATTAGACGAACAATTGACAAATTAAAGGGTGCTGAAAATGCTGGTAAGGCAGTTGCGTTCTTTGCGAATGCTCCGGAGCAATTACCAAAGATTGAAAGTTTACCAACCAACGCAAATGATAAACTATTTCAAGAGGCTTCAAGTTTAAATACAGAACAGATTTGTTTTGCTCATACTATTGACCCTATATTAATGGGAGTTCGTACAACTGGCTCACTTGGGTCCGGTAGTGATATAAAACAAGCATACGTTATATTTGAAAAGAACGTTGTAAAACCTTTGAGAGAAATTGTCGAAGATATATTTAACGAATTATTGCATATTGCAAAAGTAAAAGGAGAATTAAGAATCAATAATTTTCAAATCATTAATGAAACGATTGTCGAAGTTGCTGAAAGTGCAAGTAAAACAAGCGATGCTTTGAATACAATGTCCCCTTTGGTAGCTACAAAAGTTCTCGGTTCTATGACACCAAACGAAATTAGAGCCTTAGCAAGTTTACCACCAATAGAGGGTGGCGATATAGTTCCTATTCCAAAACAAGAAACACCTATTGTCTAATGTTATATTTTATTACTGAAACATACTTAAAAACGAATACACCGATAACAGCAAATGTTGACGTTACGGATGTTACTCCTTATATAGCTACTCAGGCACAATTAAGAGTGATGCCAATTTTAGGAACTGTTTTTTTTAATTATATGCTGGATGTTTATAATCAACAATTAGCATTACCGGGAAGCCCTGAAGAAACACTAATTAAATTCATTCAACCGATAGTTGCGTGGAGAAGTGCTGAGGATGCTGTCTTTGGTTTAACATATCAACTTAAAAATAAAGGTCTTCAATTACAAAATGGGGATTTTTCAAGTTCGGTAAGTCAAAGAGAGGTGGCATTTGGTATGGAACACTACGCACAAAAGGCGGCATTCTTTGAAGAGCGATTGATTAAATATCTAATTAAAAATAAAAACTTATTCCCGGAGTTTATTTCAGAAGAAAACAAAGATACTGATTTACGACCTATGATTGAATGTCATGGCTGCAGTGGATGTTGTGGGAATGAATGTAGTTATCCAAATGGAAACGGTTATAACACTTCAATTTTAATTTTATGAATAAAAAAATGATAAATCTAAACGAACTTTTAGACGTGATTAAAAAACAAGGAGCAACGGGAGTTTTGGCGATATGGTTATGGTACACGCATACCGAAGTTCAAGAACTTAAACAACGATTATATGATTGTTATGGTAAAACAGCATTGATTGAACAAACTGAAAAAAACAAACAAGGTTTATTTAATAATTTTTATGCAATTTTACCGAAAAACGAATTAGAAGATGAAACTATCTGAACACGTATCACTTATTGAATTTGAAAGGTCGGAATCAGCTACAAAGCATAGCATCTTAAATAAGATGAATGAAAGCGAAACTGCAAAAGCTAAATTACTTTGTGAGAAAGTTTTTGAGCCTATTAGAAAAAAGGTAGGTGGGCCAATTAAAATCAATTCGGGTTTTCGTTCAACGTTATTAAATAAAGTTATCGGTGGGGCAAAGTCATCTCAGCATTGCAAAGGTGAGGCAATGGACTTAGATTTACATGATAAAGAATTATTTGTTTGGATAATTGAGAATGTAGATTTTGACCAAGCTATATTTGAGGGTGGAACAGAAACACAGGCGGGTTGGTTTCATATAAGCTACAAATCAAGTGGAAACCGAAAGGAAGCATTAAGAATGACAAAGATTAAAGGAAAATCAGTATATACTAAATTTATAAAATAATGGCAAAGAAAAAAAAGGTTGATGTTGAAATTAAAGTGAATGACGCATCGTTGGAAATTCATAAAGACGAAAATTCAAGTGAGGTAAAATTAGATACTAAGAAACTGGATATAGAAGTGAGTAAGACTGCTGATAACATCGAGGTGAAAGTCGATGCTCAAAATGGTCTTCTCACTTTTGTAGGTAAAATTTTAGGCAGATATGTTTCTAAGAAATTAAAATAGTTATATTTGCATATCTAATCATAATTTGGTTTAATTGTTTTAACTGAAAGACCCCTATAAAAAGTAGGGGTTTTTTTATTGTCTGAAAAATAATTGTTAAAAAACGTAACTTATATTAAAAAGAATAGTATATTTGCTGAAACAATTAAAATTTAAGTTATGAAAAACAGATTAAACAACTTGTTGGACGATGTTAAACCGACAACAGATGAACACAAAGACGTTATTTACACGTTTTTAGGCTTTCCAGTGATACTTTTTGCTATCGTTGGAGCATTGTATTGTATTTTAAAATTCATGCGATGAGAGAGCCTAAAAAAAGCAATCCAACTTTGATAGAGATTATCAGGTATTGGAAAGACCAAGAGAAAAAAAACATAGGTAAGTTTAACATGGAGTTATATTTAAAGATTTGCCATGCAAAAGCATACAATGTTAGGTATGATTCAGAAACAAATAAATACTATCGTATATGAAAACGAAAGAAGTTACTTGTACATTTGAATATACTACTCCTGAGGACTTACAACAAGTATTAAATCGTGTTTATAAAGAAGTTACTAAGGGAAAAGAATACTTTGAGAAAGTTTGTAAAACAGAAAAAGGAATGCGATTAATACAATTTAAACAAGAATACAGAAAATTGCGTAGTTTTAAGATTGTAAACACGGATTCAGTAATTGTAAAAGCTAATATATGACACCTAAGCAAAAAGCGATAAACCTAATGGATGATATTTATGTAGGTTTAGAAATAAAACACCAGTTAACAGCAAAAAAAATAGCAATATATTTAGCACATTCTCATGTTTGGGAAACCTTAGACTTGGAGAAAATCGTGTTTTGGAAATCTGTTGTAACTGAATTGGAAAAGCTATGAAACGTTTAGGGTGTTTATTACCGTTTGTAATTGGTTTTATATTTTGGTATATTGTTATTCATTTTATAATTAAGTATTGGTAATGATAATATACAACGCAAAGCAAAAGATTGACTACCGTAAATTAAAACGGTGGAGAATAAAAGTTAACATATCAAATAATTTTTATAAGAATTTTGAGTTTGATTAAAAAATAATTGTTATATTTGCAGAACATACGCAACCAAATGCAAAAAGAAATTTATTTAAGAGAGTGTAAACCGCCATATAATCTCGTGGTTGTGTATGTATGTGGCGGCTCTCTTTTAACAAAATACGCAACCAATGACAAATCATCAAGGCTGGATAAAACTCCATAGGCAAATTTTAGAATGGGAATGGTATAGCGACAATAATTGCTTCCGTCTTTTCCTACATTTACTTTTAAAAGCTAATCACAAAGAAAAACGATTTAAAGGACTTGAATTAAAAATTGGTTCTATTGTTACGAGTCGTGATTTATTAGCACGTGAAACTGGTTTAACATCACAACAAATTAGAACTGCTTTAACTAAGTTAATTTCAACCAACGAAATAACCAGCATTACAAGTTCGCAAGGCACTATAATTCAAATAGTTAGCTATGAAAAATACCAAGTATCAACCAGCGAAATAACAAACGAGCAACCAACGAGTAACCAACAATCAACCACTAACAATAATGTAAAGAAAGAAAAGAAAGAAATATATATACCTGAGTTCTCTGAATTTTTAGCTTATGCAGTTAGTCAAGTTAAGTTTATAAACAAAGAAGATGTTAGACTTAAATACGAATCATGGAAAGTTAACGACTGGAGTGTTACAGTTAATAATAAAACACGTAAAATTGTAAATTGGAAAAGCACTTTATTAAATACACTTCCGTATTTACGTAAAGACGAATCAAAAAGTTACACACCTCAAATAATACACGAATAATGTTTAAACGACTTCAAGAAGTTTCAAGCGAACTATTCGCAATACGAAACGAATTAAACGTAAAAGGTAAATCAGTTGGTTGGGATTGGGATTTATTACCATACACAATCAAAGAGGGATGCACAACGTATATCGGAGCAGCACCAGCAAGTGGAAAAACTGAGTTATGGTTTGAGTTTTTAATTAACCTTTCGTGTTTACACAATTGGAATCATGTTATATTTTCTCCTGAAACTGGAAGTTCAGCTGAGATATTCTCGGAACTTTGTTATAAGTATATCGGTAAACCATACGCAAAACACGAAAATACAATGAGTTTATCGGAGCAAACAATAGCAGAGAATTTTATTAATGAGCATTTTATAGTAATTGACCCAATAGATGAGGATTTAACACTTGAAAAGTTTTATGAAATGGTTGATGAGATTGAACGTAAATACGAAATAAACATTCACACTACTACAATTGACCCTTGGAATGAGTTAACGGAAAATTATATTCATTCAGACTTAGGACGCGAAGATAAATACCTTAGTAGAATTTTAGGACTTGCACGAAAAAACGCACGAAAAACAAACCGACATAACTGTATCATTAATCACGTTCGGGATCAGGCGCCAATAACACGAAATGAACATACATTTTATCCAATGCCAACTGCTCGAGATTTTGCTGGAGGTCAAGTATGGTTCCGTAAAGGTTTATCAGTTTTAATTCCATGGAGACCACCAACTGGATTGACAGATAGTGATGGAAATGTATATGAAATTAATGAAGTACATTTGAAAGTAGCTAAAAGTAAACCAAAAGGTGTATCAAAAAACGGAACTTACAAAATGTATTTAGATATTGAAAAATATCAGTATTACATGATTGATAATTTTGGTCGTAAAGTTTACGCACAAAGAAACACGAAACCAATATCAAATAGTTTTCCAACTAAAATACCAAAACAAGAAAGTGATATAGTAAACGGAAAAGAAATACTTTCGTTTAGCGAAAAGATGAAACAAAACCCTTTTTAATTATGAAAACAAATGAATTAAGAATAGGAAACTATTTAAATGGCAAACAAGGTCGTGTTATAGTGACTGAAATTAGAACAAATAACAGTGTAAAAATACACGATAATACGAGTAGTTTTTATGTTGGAATTTGTTTGACACCTATTGAAATAACAAAAGAATGGTTATTAAAGTTAGGATTTGAATTTGCAGTTGATACTTGGTATTTAAATGGTTTTGCTCTTTGGGAAACTGAATGGGGAGATGATAAAGGAGGAACAGGAATTGGTTATTTTTATGAACTAAGAGAAAAAGGAATGATGGATAAGCATATAAAATATGTTCATCAACTACAAAATTTATACTTTGCATTAACGGGAGAAGAGTTAATTTGAATAGTATATCATACAAAAACACGAATTAATGGATGAATTGACAATTATAAAAGGCAAAGTGTTATTAGACACTACATATTTAAAGATTAAAATAAGCCTTGAAGAAATCAAACAAAAACACGAACACAGAACTGATTTAATTAACTCAATGGAACGTAGCTTATCAGACTTACAACAAGTAAAAATAAGTTACGATGCTATGGAAAAAGAACTAAGAGCAGCGTTACAGCAGAATTTTAGACTTGAAAAACTATTAATGGAGGAGAAATTTAAAGTAAAGGATTTAGAAGTACAATTAAAAACTAAAAATTACGAATTATGAAAAATTTAAAAGGGTTGTATATATGTAAAACATATTGGAAAAATTTAAGGACTGGTAAAATGTTTCCAGTTTTAAAATATGGTAAAACAAGCAATATAGAAACACGAATGTATTATTATAATAAAAATGCAACTTATAAATTATTAGCATTTTTTCCGTGTGATTTTATTGATATAAGGGAAAGATTAGTTCAAGAACAATATGATGAATATAGATTAACAAGGTCGGAGCATATGATTTATGAAAATAACTTTAAATCTTTATATGAAGATGTTAGAAAAGCTTCAAGTTATAAAATAACCAAAAGTAAAAATAGAAATGGCGCAATAAGTCACTGGATAACTGATTAATATGAGATGCCGTAACTGCAAAGAAAAGTTTGAGCCTATCCGCTTTAATATGAAATACTGTCAAAAAGACGAATGCATCCGAGTTTTTGTAGAGAAAACAAAAGAGAAAGCATGGAAAGAAAAAAAGCAAAAGATGCAACAGGAACTCGAAACAATACAAGACTACGTTAAAATGACACAAATCATTTTCAATAAGTTCATACGGTTACGTGATAAAGGACAAGTTTGTATATCATGCCAAAAACCAGCCTTAAAAGAAAATGCCGGACACTTCTTTAATGCAAACAATCATTGGAACGTTCGATTTGACGAAAGGAATACGCATCTCCAATGCGAACACTGCAATACCTATTTGAGTGGTAATCTGTTGGAATATAGAACCAACCTAATTAACAAAATCGGAAATTCCGAATTTCTTATTCTTGAAGCAGAGGCAAGGAAAACACGAAAGTTCACAAAAGACGAACTAAAAAAAATAATAACCGAGTATAAACAAAAAGTAAAACAATTAGAAAATGAAAGTAAACATTGAAACAGAAAAAAAACTATTGGTATTGTGTGGAGTATTACCAGTATTAGCAGATTACATTGAGGATTTAAATATGGAGTTCGTGTTTTCAAAAAACATTAAACGTAAAGCAAATATGTTAATGGATGAAATCCGACAAAATGACGAACGTATATTAAAGCATACTGATATGGAAGTAAACGCACAGCAGATAGATATTCAAAGAGCATTTAGGCAATGGATTAAAGATAATTTTAATTAATTATTAGTTATATTAAAAAGAATAACTATATTTGACCCAACAATTAAAACTTAAATTATGAGCGTAACAAATTTTGAAGAGTTCACACACGAACTTACAAGCGAAGAAATGGAGATTCTGCCAGTAGTGGTGCATGGATTCCGAAACTACAAAAAGGCGAACCCAATTAAAAGTGAATTAATAGTAACCCGATTAAACGAATATCTTTTAGCACGAGGTTATAAAATTAAAATGACTGGCGTTCGTTTGCGTAAAATTGTCAATTACATACGTACAAATGGAATAATACCACTTATTGCCACGTCTAACGGATACTTTACAAGCGATTGTAAGCAAACTATCCAAGAGCAAATACAAAGCCTTCAGGAACGAGCAAACAGCATTGAACGATGCGCAGCTGGATTAAGAAAATTTTTATGATGCGAAAAAATTTACAAAAAACAATTAAAAATAATTCAAGAACTGAGAATGGTTATGTTACTTATATTGTTTTAGATAGGTTTGGATTTTTTAAAGTTGGAAGAACAAAAGATTTTAATAGTCGAATAAGACAAATAACCACTGCTAATCCTCACGTTGTAACTTTCAAAGTAATTAATTATGATTGCGAAAATGAAATTCACGAAATGCTTTCTAACTGCAGATATAAAAATGAATGGTTTGAGTTCTTAACTGATTATAAAGAAATAAAGAACCCAGTATTTGATTTTATGGATTACACGTATTTTAATATTTTATTATTTATATCAATGATAAATAAACACGGAATACAAAAGGCAAAACAATACTTTTCGGAAATAATGTTAAATAGATTTAAGCATATTTATTGTAAATTTTAACATTTATCCATTGTTATATTAAAAAGAATAGTTATATTTGTCAAACAATTAAAATTTATATTATGAAAAAGTTATTAGAAATTCAGGCAGAATTAAAATGTCCAAAGGGAAGTTTAAACAAGTTTGGTAATTACAAGTATCGTAGTGCTGAACAAATTTTAGAATCAGCAAAACCTATCTTACTAAAACACGGAGCAACGTTAATCCTTAGTGATGATATTATCCAGGTAGGTAACAAGCTATTTTTAAAAGCAACAGCAACTTTAAAAACCGATGACGGCATAGCAGAAGTTTTAGGATGGGCAGAACTTGGTGAACACAAAGGAATGTCATCTGAACAATGCACCGGCACAGCTTCAAGTTACGCACGTAAATATGCTCTAAATGGTTTATTTTTAATTGATGAAACTGAAAGCGACCCTGATTCAAAAAACAACAAGAAAGCTGAAAAAATAGATAATGAACGTTTTGAAAAAGCAGTTGAAGCAATACGTAACGGGGAATTTAGTATCGAACAGTTACAATCTAAATTTGAATTAACTGAGTTACAACAAAAAGCACTGTTATTGTTATGACAGCAAATGAAATACTTTTAACTTGCCATAAATTGCTTTATGATATTTATGAAATAACAGCAAGAGATGTAACAGAATTATCATTTATAATGAATTCTAACCATATAAAAACAATACACGAACATTATAATTATAAAACTGAAATTACTCCAATTCATATAATTAGAATAATGGGACATAAAGTAATACATAATGAATTTTTACCTAATCATGTTATTTTATTAGGTTACGAAAAACAAATAGAACAATTATGAAAATACGAGCTTCACAAATAGGAAAAATAATGAGTCTTCCCAAAACAAAAGGGGAGGTTCTTTCTAAAACTACAAAGACCTACATTCAGGAACTTGCAATCGAACATAAATACGGAATCCGTAAAGAGTTTTGGAGCAGATACACTGACAAAGGTAATGAAGTAGAAGATGAAGGAATAGAATTAGTAAACGATGTGTTGAATTTAGGCTTTATTTACAAAAATGAAGAGAATTTAAGCAACGATTATTTAACTGGAACACCCGACGTAAACACGAATGAAGTTTTAATCGATGTAAAATGTTCTTGGGATGCTACAACGTTTCCGTTTTTTGAAACTGAATGCCCAAATAAAGATTATTACTATCAATTACAGGGTTATATGTGGTTAACAGGAAAAGACGAAGCACTACTTTGCTATTGCCTTGTAAACACACCTTTTCAGATAGTTGAAGATGAGGTTAGACGTGAACATTGGAAACAAGGGTTAATAGATGAAAGTTTGGATGTAAGGGACTTTGTACAGTCGAAACATAACTTTGATCATATACCAAAAGAAAAGCGCGTAAAAGTGTTTAAAATAGCAAAAGACGAAGAAGTAATAGAACAAATTAAAGAACGAATAGAGTTAGCGAGAGTATATTATAACAATTTAATGAATGAATTATGAATGTAAATAAAAAAGTAGCAAATAAAAAATGGATAATTTGCTTAAATGACATTAAAAGTCAAATAGATAATAGTAGTGTTACTAATCTAAATGCTATAACAAGGAAACACCGTACTGGAAACCAATTAGCAACAATGCTATTAAGAAAAAATATTGTTTTTAAAGATTATAGAGGTGTATATAAATGGAATGAAAATGTCGTAGTTAATAATAAATTAATTGATGAATACAGAAATTTTCAAAAAACACAAAGACAACAAACAGAACCTGAAATAAAATTTGATATGCCACAAACACCATTACCACCGAAACCAAAAACACGAACAAAAAAAGTAAAAGTTCAAGAACCAATAAACAAACCTACTCAACAAAATGAGTATGGGTTAATTCGTAAATTTTTAAAATGGATATACTAATGGAAGATTTAAAAGTAATGGGTTACTACAAAAACACGACCCGAGATCAAATAGTACAAATCAAAGACTTTAAAAAGGATAAACTTTGGTACGAAACTATAAGACAATATGAAACAAATCCTATAACGGAGTTTTGTTGTTCGGTTGAAAGATTTAAAAGGTTATATATTAAAACAAAGTAAAATGAAAGAAGTAGAAGGATTAACAAAACGTGAATTGTTTGCAGCTTTAGCAATGCAAGGTTTAGTAATTGATGGTGAATTACCATTTGAAAAAACAGCTAAATGGGCGGTATTAGCAGCCGACCAATTAATATGGGCGTTAGAAAACACGGAAGACCCAAATAAAGACGAAATTTAAAAACAAAGTAAAAATGGAAAACTTAGCAAAAGTTATGGTAGTTCCTATAGACTACGACAAAAGAAAACAAAGAGTTATTGAAGCAATAATTACGTATTTAAATTACGATGCGGTTTCAGATGAAAGATGGCATACGCCATTTGAAAATGAGCTTAGACAATTACGAATTCGTAAAGATGCTGAAAGAATAGCAGAGATAACATTAGAGTATTATAAATTAGAATTAAATTAAAATGGAAAAAAGAGACAACAGCGGAGCGTTATTTACTAACGACAAAAGAGAAAAGGAAACGCATCCACACTATCAAGGAAAAGCAACTATTAACGGAGTTGATTATTACGTATCAGCATGGGTAAAAGACGGAGCAAAAGGTAAATTTCAGTCTTTAAGTTTTAAACCAGTTCAAGAACAAGCTAAGCCGAATGGACGACCAAATTATGGTAAAGAGTTTGACGATTTTTTGGGTAACTTATGAAACACGAAGCAAAAGTATTAAGCGAAGCGAATGAACTTACTCGGTTAATGATTAAAAATTACCTACAAAAACACGAATTAAGTTTAAACGCATTTTCAAAACAATCTGGAATAAGACAACCTAACTTGCACAAGTTTATGAAAGGACAAAATTTGTCCAGCAGTTCAATCGAAAAATTAGGAATGTTTTT